CGCACCAGCTGCCGTGCTGGCCGCAATGAGCACGGCCTGTACTGCCTCGAGGATGCGCTGGTGAGCGTGGTCGGCCATGTCAAGCCTCGCGCAGCTGCAGCACGGTCATGCCGGTGCCGTCTGGCTGGTTGCCGGTGACGGTGTAGGGCTGACCGTTGATGGTGATCGCTGTGCCCTGCACTGCAGCCGCCAGGTCGGCGCTCTTGCCCTGGCACTGCGGACCGGTCGACTCGACCATGCCGCCGGCGCTGGTGTAGGCAGCGTCGAAGATCACCGGGACCGTGGCCGCACCGATGACCGCCGACACGGCGAAGCCGGCAGCGACATCGAGGAACGGGGTCAGGTCTTCGGTGAACATGATGGCGACAGATGGCGACCGTTAGACGATCTTTGGACCGTAGTGGACCGAAGCAGCCACCACCGCGGGGCCGGTGACGATGGTGCCCACGCAACGCACATAGCCTTTGAGGTTGTTTTTGTTGACGGTGCGTTTCTGGATCTGCGTGGCAGCGCCAGCGGCATACGCGCCCTCATTGGGCGTGACAGCAGCTGCACCGGTGCCGCTGCCATCGCTGGCGGTCTCGATGGTCCAGGTAATGGAGCCTGTAAGGGCCCCCACCTGGTTGACGAACATCACATCGCCCTCGGCATCGGCAACCGACACCCAGCCGGAAGTGGCTGCGGCCGTGTTGGCTGCGCTTACCGGGCTCAGCAGCAGCTTGGAGCTCGCTGCCTGCGCTTCATTGTTGAACATGGTCTTTGTCCTTGGCCGCGGTTGTGGCGGCAGCGGGTTTGTTGTCTTTGGACGCAGGCGTGGGCGCAGCAGCCGGGATCGGCTCGCGCACCAGCTTGCCGGCGCTGATGAGTTCGCTGGCGGTGGCGGCATCGAGGTTGACGATCTCGCCAACTTCGATGCGCTGGCCGGCGATACAGATGGCACGCACCACCCGCAACCGGCCCGGCCTTGCGCCATGTCGACCATTCTTGAGGTCATACGTGGCGCCGCTGACCAGAGGGCTGTTTTGGGCGGTGAGTGCCATGCTGCTTTTCTCCTGCGGTGCTTTGCCAGCGATCAGGTGATGCTGGTTGCCAGGGAGAACGCGGCTGCGTAGCGCAGACCCACGTCGACAGACACCATGGCGCGCACGCCAATGATGCCGGCCTGGAAGTTGGCATAAGGGTTGACCTCGATCTGCAGGACGCCCCACTCGCCAACCACCACCTGGGCCCAGTCGCCGAACAGCATGGACGCGGCCGACATCTGGTTGCTGGACATGGCGGCAAAACCGGCCATGGAACCATCCCACACATTGCCCTCCCACAGCGGTGATGCCGTGCTGGAGAACTTGACACGCTGCATCAGCAAGGCCGCGACGGCCGGCGTGGTGGCGTAACCACCAGCGACAGGCATCACGTTGCCGGTGGCCACGTCGGTCTGGAACTCCAGGATGCCGGCGTACGCGATCGACGTACCAGTGACCGAGCCGATGCCGCCGGTGTTGACGATGCCGGTGGGCTCGCCAGACGAACCGGAGCCGCGCAACACGCCAACGTCGAGCGCCAAGGCGCAGACGCTGCCCAGGTCGCTGGTGACCATGGCCTCAGCGTCCGGGCTCGATTGCAGCATCAGCTGGCGCGAGATCTCGGTGTAGGCGCCGACGGTCTTTGGCGACAGGCTGAGCTGGCCGAGGGTCTGCTGACTCTCGGTGGCGGTGCTGGCCTCGTTCGCCAGCCACACTGCAGTGGCTGCAGCCGTCTGACGCGGGATGGTGACGTTTCCGACCAGGCCGCTCATGCGGCGTGCGCCCATGCGATAGGCCACCGAGCGATTGCGCAGGATCTCGATGAACGACATGTTCTCCGTCGCCACCAGGTAGCCGCCGCCAGAGGCCGATGCGGCAGTCAGGTCGCGGCGGGCATACCCACCGGCAGCGCGGCGGCCATCGGCCGTCATCAGCGAGCCGTTCGCGGCTTGCATTTGGCGACCCTGGACTTCGAACGGCACGTAGAACTTGTTCGGATCCAGCACGACGTTCTGGCGCTTGGCAATCTCGCGCGAGCACTCCAGCTCGAAGCCGGCATTCGTCCAGTTCTTGTCGGCGCAGGCGCGGATGGCGGCCATCAGCGAATAGCGCTTTGTTTCCTGGCTGCTCAGATCGAGCTTGGCAGTGGACTGCGGATTTTGTGCGCTGCGCGATTCCTGAATGGCCAGCAGATCGTCGGAGATCTGGTCGATCGACATGCCCGAGCCGATGAAGTGGTCGCGCATGTTGTCGTCGATCTTCATTGCCTTACACAGGTTCTCGATGCCGTGCTTGCGGGCCTTCTCCATATCCAGCGCGCTGGGGCCGCTGCGCGGTTGCGCATGACCGCCATGTTGCTGGGTGGCGGCGCGCTGCTGCGTGCTGCCGTCGTCCGCGTTTGTGCCCGCGGCGGCTTGGGTTGCTTCTGCCATGGTGGCTTTCTCCAGTGATGCCGCGGGGGCGGCGGGTTGTAAAACTTGTTTTGCGGCTGCAGGCTTTGCGCTGCGGCCCACGCCGACGGTGGCGTCGGCAGGTACGGTCACGAGGCTGTTTTCCAGCGGCTCGAAGTCGGTGACGATGTAGGTGGGTACGTCTTCGCCACGGCCCTCGAATGCGCCGACCATGCCGTCAAGAGCGCGGCGAAAGCCTTTGGCATCGCGCGTGGCACCGTGCTGCTCGAGCAGGCGCTCAAAGGTGGCGCCGTCGATCTCGCGCTCCACCTGGCGGCCATTCTTGCCGGTGCTTTTCTCGATGACGGTGTGGATCTGATAGCCGATGCTGGCCTTGGTCAGGATCTTGGACTCGACCAGGGCGATGGTGTCGCGGCCGGCCTGGGTGGCGCTGGTGATGCGGACCTTGCCGCGCAGGACGCCATCGGGGTCTGCGCGCACGCTGTCCGGCACATGCACGCCGCGCAGATCGTTCCAGTCGTGGTTGTAGAGCAGCGGGGCGCCGTCGTTCAGGCGGCCAAGGCGGGCGCCCTTCACGTCCAGGACCTCGATGCCCCACCAGCGCTCATATGGCTCGGCACTGGCGAACGCCATGTCGACAGTGAGGTCGCCACCTTCGGCGGCGCGGGCAGTCTGCTGCAGGGAGATGGTACGGTGCAGGGTCATGGTGTCAGCCTCGTTTCATTTGCAGCACGCGGGCCGGCGGCGCTGCGTCCTGCTGCTGGGCGTTGGTGTCTTGCGCGTCGGCCTGGTCGGGTTGCGCCTGGTCTTGCGTCTGCTGCTGTTGCATGCCGTTGTTCTGCTGTCCAGGGACGACGGTGGTATCGACAGCGATGCCGGCCTCTTTGAGCATGTCCAGCTCGCGCTTGCGGGTCTTGACAACGTCCTCGATGTCCATGCCGCCGCCGGTTGCCGCGATCACGTCGGTGAGCGTGGTGAGGCCGGCCTTGATGGCCTCCTTGTAGGCGGCGACTTCCTTGGTGGGGTCGACCCAACTCCAGCCGCGCGGCTTGAACAAGACGGCAGCGAACTTTTCCGGATTCAGCGCATAGGCCGATGGGGATACCCCCTCGATGGCGCCAGCCAGCACTGCCTGCTGCAGCCAAACCTTGTGCAGCGGCATGCGGAATGCACGGATCCACCATTGCTGCATGGCCTTGTAGAGGTCACGGTCGTCGAGTAGTGCCAGGCGGGAGCTGGAGTAGTTTGACTGTGAATAGTCCTTCGAAAGACTCTCGTAGCTGGGTCCGCAGCCTGCGGCGATCTCGCGCAGCATTGCGCGCATGAACGGATCGAGCCCGGGGTTTGGGCGGTTCGGGGTGTGAAAATTCAGAGTCTCACCGGGGCGCAACTCCTGGATCGTCAGCGGCTCGATGTCCATCATCTGGCCGCCGATCGCCGCATTGGAGTCGCCCGGTGTCTGCTCCGTCGTTGGCAGCGGGTTCTCGCCCTCGCCCGTGGTGATGGTGGCGAAATAGGCCGCACTGGCGCGGGCTGCGTCTACCTCATACTGGGCATACTCGTTGAGCGAGTCCAGCTTGCGCACGGCAGTGTGCATCCATGGCACACCACGGGATTGCGGCCAGCGCTCGACCACGCGCAGATGGAATACGTCGGCAGCCGGCACGCGCTCGTATCGGTCGGTTGCGCCGGCATGGGCGCGCAGATCTCCAGGGTGCAGGGTTCGGATCCAGTAGGCGAGCGGACGGCCGAAGCTGTCGACCTCGACACCCATGCGGAATGCACTGCCCGCGGAAAGGCTGACGCTAGGGTCGACCAGCTCGGTGGCAAGGCGCTCGGCCTCGATCAGCTCCAGGCCGAGAGGAACGCGGCTATCGCCGAACGCGCGGTAATGCTTGCGGATGAAGATCTCGCCGGCCTCGAACACTTGGCCCATGGCCGCGCGCTCCAGGTCGCTGAAGTGCAGAACGCCACCGGTGTGGCAGGAGTCGGCAGCGCACCATTTGGCAAAGGCGGCTTCGATGGCGTCATTGACGCGATCGTTGCGGGCGTTGCGCACGGTCTCGACCTGGGCCTGCATGCCCACGCCGGTGCCGATGACGTTATTGACGATGATCAGCTGCGCGCGCTTTGCGTATGCGCTATCGCGGATCATCTGGCGCGAACGGGCGCGCAAGGCAGACAAGCTGCTGGATAGCTCGCTGTCTGCGCTGGTGTTTCCAGAGCTGCCGAATCCGCCCGTGGTACGGGTATTGCGAGCGCCGCCGTAGCTGCGAACAGCCACGCCAGGCTTGGTAGGCGCAAACCAGCGCGCAATGCGCTGGCGCAGGGATGGCTTGGCGGATGCGTTACGCACGGCCGAGCCTCACGAAAACCTTGGAGCGCAGGCCCTGGCCTGGCTGCTCGCGCTTGACATCTGCGGCGAGCTTGCTCTCCAGTGCCATCAGCTCGGTGATGCTGTAACGCTGCAGAGAGCGGCCGGCAATGGAATAGCTCAGCACGCCCTGGCTGGCGGTACCGCGCAGCACTGCGCGCACGTTGTCCAGACCGATCTGGGCGGCGCTGCGCAGATCGATCGCCGTGGTGGCAACGCGCGGATCCGGTTGCAGCGTGATCTTTCCGCTGCCGATGCTTATGCTCTGACCGGCGCCATCCTCGACGAACTGAACCCAAGTGCAGATGCCAGCGGTCCAGGTTGCCGTCACGGAAGCAGCAATAGTGGTTACATGGTCATCTCCGCTGGCCGTGCTGTTGATGGTGAACGCTGTTCCGGCGCCGTCATAGACGAACCGAGTCTTCAAAACCCAGCCGGCGGACGCCGGGTAGTCAGGCAGGCTGTCTGTCTGACTCCAGGTGTCTCCAACAACGAACTGGGTGATGTTCATAGGCCGCTAGGATCGCGGCTTGGGGCGGACGTTTTAACCCCCTATTTCGTCCGCCTGCGATGCTTTTCTTGAAATGAAAAGGCCACCCGGCGAAGGGTGGCCTTGGGCTCCTGCTGATTGCCATCAGCACCGGCAGGGGATGGGATTACTGTTTCGCCAGTCGAATCCGCGAAACTGTCACAACTGCCGCATTGCTCGATACCGCCCCATCAAGCGTGAATTGGATGGTCGTAGTGATGACGGTCGCCCCCGGTGCCAATGTCAGCGGGAGTGTGCGCAGCGTTCCAGTCCACGACTGATCCGGCATATAGAAGCCAGTTTCAAGCGCAAGGTGCTTTGCCTGCTGTGTGTCGTCGGCACATTGCAGCATCAATTCCTTGAGTGATCCAGCGGTGATCCCGGACACGGAAATGTCGCACTCGGCAACGACGACATCGCCAGCGGCAAAGTTGCTGAAAATCTGCTGATAAAGCTGGAAAACCTCAGATGCAGAACCCGCAGGCGCAGCCGCTGACAGAACCTGCGAAGGGTACGTGGTGCCGTTGCCTGTTGCGATTGTGCCTTTGCTGGCTGTGAGTGCGCCGGTACTCCCTGACTGTCTGCGGGCCGTCCAACTAGACGCAACGCTGCCAGTCGTTCCGGTGCCAGCCGTCCCGCCTGTGCCAGTCAGAAACCCGTTCGCCAGCAGATTGCCGCTAGGATTGTTCGTCGCGCTGTAGGTGTCGGCCTGTGACCACGCCTTGCGCGAAATGCCAACCAGCCGCGAAGACATCGCATCGCTGATTGCTTTTCCCATGAAATAGGCGCCGCGTGGCGACGGATGCAGTCCGTCATAGGTGAACGCGGTTGTCGATGCCGTCAGTG